AATTGCTTACTTTAATTTCTTTTCAATAGTTTGAAATACTTCAATACCCTCATCGGTTTTAAAGTATGCTGCTAAAGCTGAATATGGATTTTCATCAAATGGAACTGTCATTAGTTTTCTATCATTTGTACCCCACATAAATGTTCTTTGGTCATTTGATAGCTTGATAATCCCCATTTCAGTAGCTTTTATACCAATATTTCTAATATTAATATTTTCATCTGTAGCTAATTCTAAGAACAATGAAGGATTGCTTCTAGCAAATAATAGTAAATCTCTTTTAAGCTCCTTAGAAGTCATGCTAGATACCTTATTTCCTAGTTCTGTCCTCAATATTGCCTCAGCTTGATCAATATCAATTGATTGTGCCACAGTTAAAGCTTCAATTTCTAATTCTAAATAACTAATATCATTCTCTGCGATTTGTACCGGGTTGAATTCTATAAATGTTTTCCCATTTTCAGGGTGATATAAAGAAAGAAATTTTTGTAATGTTTGTTTTTCTTTAGGTACGTATAATTGTCCGTCTCTAAAAATTATATGACTTAATCTTTCTGGCCCTTTCATTTCATCTTGAAATACTGTTTTTTGATTTTCACAGTATTTTATTTCTCTTTCATAACCCAATTCTTCATCAAACCATAATAAACCCCTGCTTTTTAAAATATATACAATAGGTGTTTTATTACTTCTTAATTCATAAACCCTATCTTTAATTTCCCATTTAGGAGTTTTATCTTCTTTTTTTGGTGGGGCAACCACTACAGGTTCCTCAACAGCCACCTCTGCTATTTTCTTTTTTGCCATGATATAATATAATAAAAATTAAATATAAGGGGTATGGGCGCCGAAGCACCCGTCCCTTATGTTAAATATTAAGAGTTGAATAATACAAAGTTATTAGCTGCTTGTACTACTAAACATCTTTCTGATAAATAGTGAACTTCCATTTTGTCATCACCAGTTGTAGATGCACCACCTACTGAACCAGTAATCCAAGATTTCATTCTTCTATCATCAGTTTCAGAAGCTCTATATCTTACGTGTAAGAAAGGTCTTCTGACGTTTTTACCTAATTGCTGATCATATACTGAAGATGTACCAGCTGGAATCATAATACCGCTTAAGCCTCCAACTAATCCTCTTGTAGATTTATCATTAAGATATTTCCAGTCAGATTTGTAAAAGTCATAAGAACCTCTTCTGAATCCAGAGAAACCTAAATTAAGTGCCATATCTTCTGAGTTTTCAAATACTCCGTAAGATAAACCACCTGTAATATTTGGGTTTAATCCTGCTAGCATGTCATCAAAATAAAGATTTGCATCTCTATCTAAGAATAACATATTTTCTTCAATTGATCCCTGCTTGTCTAATTCTTTTAATAAAAGATCAAACTCAGGAAGTTTATCTGCAGCAGGCGTAGCTGAATCAAATTGATTTGATGCTACAATACCTCTATTTTCAATAGCTGAGAATAAACCTTCAGATCCATCTGGTACAGCTGCGTCAGCACCTGAAGCAGATTTTTCAGCTTCTAGCATTACCATTTCTAGATAGTCTTCGTATCTAACTCTAGTATCGCCTTCTGCTTTTAAATACCATAAGTATCCTGATTGTCCAGATTCACCTGAAACTTCAACCCAACCGATTTGAGCTGTATCAGAACCATTAACCTCATAGTGATCTTTAATAATAAGTGGCTTATTAGTAAAAGACTTGAAGCTAGGCTCTACAGCGTCAGTCATGCTTGCAGTTCCTTTTGTAAATTCAGAACCATACACAAAGAATTTAATCGCTTGGTTATCAGTTGTAGCAATACCTGAGATATCATCTACGTTTTCAGCTTCGTAAGGCTTAATAGTTAAACCAGATGTTGAAGTTTCAACTCCAGCTGTAACATAAGCTTTAAATACTATGCTGTTAACAACTGCTACTACTGTTGCACCTTTTCTTACTGCGTGTGCTTCAGTTGTACCAGAGTCAATACCAGTGATAGCGTCGATTGCTCCTGTAACAGGATTAATTTCTCCGTTATACGCTAGGTGTAATCTACCTTGCTCAGACCAAATAACTTGATCAGAAGCCATAGGCATTTCAGCACCTACCATTCTTAAGAATGAAGATACAGTTCTATTTCCGTATCTTTCAACTTCTTGCTCGTATAATTCAGGTAAGTACTGTTGTGACCAGTTACCTCCACCTGAACCATGAAAATTTAAATAGTTAGAAGCCAATGTTGCTTTTATAGCACTTGGGCTAACTATACTTCCAGCCGCTGGGCCAGAAAATGAAACGTTTGTTGCCATTTTTTAAAAAGTTTTAGTAATTTTTTAATTTTAGTTTAAGTTTTGACGAATCGTCTCCGCTAATTACTCTCGCTTTTATACCACCAACTTCAACTTCTTGATGACTGGATCTAGGATCCATATTGATGTTTTTAGCAGATTTAACAGAAGCTTTAATAGCATCTGCCTTACCTTGCTCATAAAAATGATTTGCAATTGCATCAGCGTTCATCGCCGTAAACAAAGACTTATGGTAACCTGCAGCGTCGTTCATTTCATTTTTTTCATTCAAGAACCTCTTGACAAAATTATTGATGTCGCTCTGAGTCTCCTTCACCTCGTTCACATTTTTGATATTAAATCTATATCTTTTATCACCAACTTTATATTCAAAACCTTTGAATTGATTGTTAAATAAAGATTTAGTTTTATTATCGAACACATTCCTTTGGGTTTGTGTTATTTTTTCTTGCTCTGCACTTTCTTTATTGTATCTATTAAAAAAGTCCATTGCTTTTTGCTGTTCAGGTGTTAACCTTGATCCAGCTTTAATTTCTTTATAATAACTAGCCTTTTGTCCTTCAAGATGATTTTTTGCATTTGCAACCTCTTCTTTAAACGCTAATTTTTTTCTTTTAATATCTTTTGGCTCATCTATTTCTTCATCAAATGAAAATTTATCTTCAATTAAAAAGTTTATTTCATCTGCCGATAAATGAGGTTTAGATTTCGTGTAGTATTCGTGTAATAAAGACATGTCTTCAAACTTTTCGTAGTCTTTATTTAATGCTACATAATCTTCTAAAGTGCCACCTGTTTCATTCATAAACTTAACCAAGTCCATTATGTTTTCAGGGTACTCTATTTCTTCTTTAGTTTCTGTTTCTTCAACCTGTTCAACCTGCTCTTCTTCTTGTTCTGCAACCACTGTAGTCTCGTCAGTACTGGTTTCATCATCTGTTACTTCTTCTAATATTACTTCTTCTTTTTCTTCTTCTTCGGAAGACTCTTGTGATTCTGCTTGTACTTCTTCGACCACTTCTTCGCTAGTTTCGGATTCGTCGCGTACAGGAACCTCATCTGTGCTTTGCTCTTGAACGGCATTTGTTTCTTCTTTAGGTTGTTCTTCAGTTACTGGTGGTTTTGAAAGATCCACCTTGTACACACCAGATTCTTCATCAAATCCAGCGTTTTTTTGTACCATTTCTTCTTTTTCTTGTATAGATGGTTCTTCCGCATCTATAACTTTTACTTTAATTTCTTCTGACATAATAAAATATTATAAAATTATACACTATATATATTACTTAGGATCAAATGCACCTAAGCCAAATCCACCGCTTAATACATCATTTCCTGATGATTCAAAAGGTTTAGCGGCTTGCGTTTTTGCTTTTTCTTGTTCTTTTGTTTTAATTTGTTCTGTTTGAGCAGCTTGTTGCATACCCTGTAATTGTAAGTTCATTTGAAACTCTAACTGCATTAATTCTTTTTTCATTTCTTTTTCAGCTTGCAGCTTGGACATTTCCATTTGACTTTTAGCTGATTCTAATTGAATTTTACTTTGAGTTAATGCTTGTTGTTTTTGTACTTCAGCTTGTGCTGCAACTTGTTGAGCCTGAGCGTTTGCTTGTGCTTGAGCCTGTATGTTTTGTTGTTGCATTTGCTGATCTCTTTCTTGCTTTTTATTTCTTCTTAATTTTAATAATTGATTAGCAAGTTTTACATTTTTAATTTGCCTAATATCAATTGCATCACTTAAGTCAATATTATTTTGTCCTATAGCAACTTGTATATTATTTTCTAGCATTTGCTTTTCTTCTTCATCTGGTGACAATTCTAAAAATATACCAAAATCATGTAAATGTAATTCTGTTAATTCTTGCAACGTGCCTACATTATGTGCGCCTATACTTTGTATAAAAGCATTTCTTGTAGGTGAATACTCTAATACATCTGATATTCTTAATGATATTTTTTCTGCTGTTTCTGCTGTTAAAAATAAACCAGCTTGCAATATATGTCTTGTTGCTGTATTACTATTTGCAGCAGCTAATTTTTGAACACCCACTAAAGCATTTTTATCTGGTGTACTACCATCTCTTGCTTCATTTAATCCAGTAGCATCTCTAATCATCTGCATATAATAGTTATATGTACTAATTAATTGCGCTAATTTATTTGCTCCAGCATTATTACTTATTTCTTGAATAGGTATTTTGCCTGGATTCATATCACCTTCAGATGTAAAAGATCTACCAATTATCGAACCAGTTTGAAAAAACATATTCAATGCTTCTTGTGGATTGTAGTTTGTTCCGTTACCTAAATCAATTTCAGCTAAACCATCAGCGTCTAAATATACACCATCTGGCACCATTTTTGAAAGCACTTGTTGTATTTTTAAATGTGTTAATTGTATCATATCAGCAAAGCCAGTAACTCTACTAACTAAAGATTCAATTCTTCCATTATACATTCTTGGCGCTATAAGTGAATAATTTAATTTAACTTTGTTAACGTCACTTTTTTCTCTTAACATATTATCAGCAAGCTTCCAATCTAATAATATATTTGAGCCTGGTATAAATACACCTTCATATAATACTTCAATATTTTTAGCAATACGCTCAAATCTTAATTCACCTTCAATAGGTGTTGCCATAAATGCATCAGATTTTTTAATAATTTTTTCAGCGCCGGTAGATGTTTGTTTTACTTTATAAACTTCATTCATGTAAGTCTTATAATTAAAGTACATGATTTGAACTGAATTATTATCCTTATTATTTACTTGCGTATTATATTTATTATATGTATTATAATCTTGACTTCCTTGTTGTGTAATCTTTTTTAAATCTTCATCTGTAAGATTCGGAAATTGCATTTTAAGATCATTAACATTTATATTTTTTATTTCACCAATATAATATATATCTTCAAAATAAGGCGATTCAGAATATGAATATACAACATTGGCAGGGTCAACATATTCAATTTTAATACCTTCTGATTGTGTAAAGTTATTTTTAACACAACCAATACCTAAAACCGTTAAATCATAAAATAATCTTTTCTTTATATTTTCATAATTATTTTGATTAAATACAGTTTCAATTGCTTGCTCTTCTGCTATTTCAATTGCTTGTTTATAATCAAGCTGCATATGTAATTGTAATTCTTCTTCGTTTTCAGGTAATGTTTCAGGTGCATTATTATATATGTTCACACCAAACTGTTCTTGTACGTAGTCACTAAATTCTCTAGTACGCATGTCCGCAAGAATACTTTCCATATATTGTGTTCT